CTGTTGTTCCTGAGATGCTGTTAGATGTCAGGTCTGAACCTGAACCAGTTGCGAGTGCGATGTAACCATCAGCCCCAATGATAACAACTTGCCCGTAAAACAGGTTTGTTGCTTCTCCAGCGGGGTCAATGAGATACTGATTGGTCGCACCAGCATACGGCATTCCGTCTGCGCGGCGCACAGGTTTTAAGCCGTAGGGAGCTGCTGTAGTAGCCATTTTCTCATACTCCTAGAGTTTAAGTTACGACAAGCTCCCCAAAAGGGTTACTTGCCAAATGAAGATCGTGTACTCCGTTCTGGGTTTAGAACGGGCATACGAGGGTCTGATTGTTTCAGATAGGAATTATCAACCGCTTCCATCTGGCTCTGTGCCATGTCTAGCTGCTTCTCAACCCTAGCCTCAACTTTTTCGATGGCGTTTTGACATAACAATAAGCCACCTACCTCAATGCCGTCTTGAAATCTCGAATCAATATCGGACACGATTTGAAGGTTCGGATGATCCTCTTTACGAACAGGTGTCCAACCTTCACGAAATCTGGAAGAAACGTTCTTGTTATCCGTAGTACCCAAGGTAGAGGTGCGAATCCAGCGATAGCTAATGCCAGCGCGAGGTTCGGGGGTCGGTAACATTGTCGGTCTTTCCCATGACACTTTACGTTTGACCGCTTCGCGGTCATCATTACTGCGTGAGGTTCTGTTACTCATTTGGATTGATCCTTCAACATTTGCGCCACATATTGCTCATTCGAGATACCAAGCCGCTTGGCGAGAGAGGCTTGCGTCGAGGTTAATCGCACTGTGCGTGGCTTTTTTGTCGATCTTGACGGTGCGGCGACCACGGAACCGGCCTGACGTTGGGGTGCTTCTTCCTCTATTTGCCCACCGTCAAACTTATCTGGAAAGGCTTTTTTCATAGCCTTGTCTATTTCATCATAATAAGAATCGCTTCTCGGATCAATCCCTGATTGTACAAGCTTTTGATGTACCCCATATGCAAAGCCTGTCATCTCAGGAGTTTCAGGATTCTCAAACCAAGTGTTCTTCTTCCCCCACTCAAGAGCTTTTGCATCGGGTGTATTAGCTTGCGGGGTAGGTTGAGCATATTGCGGCTGCTGCGGCGGCGCGGTTCTAACCTGTGGTTTGTAATTATTTACCCTATCAGACTCTACTTTCAGGGTCGTTAGCTGCTCTTGCGCGGCTATTAGCGCATCGGGATCACCAGACTCATACGCAGCTTTGTACGCAGATTTAGCCTTGTCTAACTGCGCTTCGATACGTCCTTTAGCCTGCCCAATAAGAGTTTCTTCGCCCGCATCAAGATTTTTCCGCAGTTGTTCGTTTTCAGATCTAATCTGTTGAGCATACCGCAGGGCCTCTTCTTGTAGCCTATGGGCCTCAAGTTTTTGCCGTTCTTGCTCCTGCGCTTCAAACTTTAGCTTGTTTATGCGCTTTTGAACTCCAACAGAATATTTATCTATCTCATCGTCAGAAGGCACTTCTGGCTCTCTGTCTTCTGCTAGACGTGGTTTTTCTTCTTCTGGAGTATCATCAGATATTTCTATCTCAAACGACTCATCCACAACATCTTGTGTTTCAGGTGATTCGTTTTCAAGATCTTGTTCTGTAAGCTCTGGTTTATCTGCCAAATTATTCATACCCGTGTATACCCCCGTGGATCTTCGACAACTGCTTCAACAGTATCGTCGTTTACAAGTCGAAACTCTTTCCCATGAATCTTAAACCTCGTGCCTGAATAAGATCTAAAGATCACAAAATCACCTTCTTTGCAGTAGGCTCCGTTTGGAAATCTATCTTTATCAGAATACGCATCAGGGCCAGTTTTAATTACAAACCCTATAATAGAAGCGGTTTCTTCTGCCTGCCTAAGTTGGTCAGGCATGTACACTCCGCCTTCAGTCTTCTCATTAACCTCAACAGTGCTAATAAGAACTTTGTAGCCTTTTGGTTCTGGCAACTGAGTTGCTACTTTGTCGTCAGTTACTTTTTCATCTTTATACATTGCATATACCTTGCAGTGATTAAGGTTCACAGAAACCTTGCGCGGTCTATCCGCGAAGCCCCCAATTACGAAATAGAATACTAGAACTTATTGTGCAATAATTCTTTCTTCCAGATCAACTAAATCAGCTTCAATTAGTTTTAAAGCCTCGTATCTCCCTACAAGACGACAGTAATCTTCCATAGATTGTGCTTGGCCCCCAGCCAAAAACTGCTCTATCTCCGTCTTGGACTCGGATATGCTACGTTTCATCAACGCAACAACTGTATCATCCATCCCCCTTACTTAGCTCCCTTGCTATTTCTACCCCAAGTTTAGCCCCAGCTTGCTGATCTGCTCGCTGAGAGTTATCAAGATCGGTAGCCAACTTAACTCCCAACTTGGCCCCCTCTCTTTGATTAGCGGCTTTAATCTTCTCAGCCTCAAGCTGAAGTTTAGCCGTGTCTAGTTGCATCTTATGCTGAAGCTCTTGCGCCTTTAGCTGAAGCTCTTGTTGCTGCATCTGAACTACAGGATCTTGCTGCTGTTGTTGTGCCTGCTGCTGAGACATCTCTGCCTGATCCTTCTTGAGTAGCTTCTCTGCTGCGTCTTTAGCAAGCCTAGATATCTCTACCTCAACATCTTCTGGTAATGGTTGATCTTCGTCAGGCATCTCAACACCCAACATTTTCTCCATCTCTCTGCGATATTGGAACGCAACATGTTCTGTGATGTGTGCAGCCATCGCCTGCTGTATAACTTGAGCAAACGGAGACTGGCCTACCATTTGCGAAAGTTTAGGATCTTCTGCCGCTGCCATATGAACCGCTATATGCGCTTCGTGATCTTGGTATTTAAACGCCTTAACTGGCTCCTGTTTAAGAATCATCATATTCTCAGTGACAGGGTCAGAAGGTTTAATATCTTCTGGAAGCTTAATTAAATCACCCGCGTCTTGAATACCAAGAACCTCAAGCATCTGCCTATGCAACTTACCCATATCGTATAGTTGCGGGGCCTGTTGAGCCAACTGTAACGCGGCTTGATACTGCATAATCCGCTGCGCCATAGTAGCGGCGTTAGGGTCGGATACAGGTATAACGTCTATACGTTTGTCAAAATCAGCCGTTCTACTGAAGTCTCCGTCAACTTCATATACATACTCATCGGGCATGTAATCGTGGACAATCTTAGCAAGAAGTCGTAACTCTTTTTTCATGGCAGCATGAAGGCGGGCCTGTACACCAGACATCACTTTCATCGACCGCTCCAAGAGGGCAAGAGTTGTGCCCACGGGTGCCTGTGCGTTCATATCCCCTACTTGGATGTCTGCGACTGAGCCAATTCGGCGTCCCTCTTCGACAATATTTCCAAGTAAAGAGTACAATACGCTTGATGGCTCTTTGTAAGGGATAAACGTAATCGAGTCACGGATGGCACCGCCCGGTACGTCCACATCCCTAAATTCACCCGGCATAAGAGGAGTGTCGTCCCCCTTAATACGCATACCGCGAGCTTTAAGCCCTGCTGGCAAATTCGACAGTGTGCCAGCATCAACCAACTGGCGAAGGATAGAGGTAGCCGACTTAGCAAGGCCACCAATAAGGTGGATAAGACCCGTTCCATAAAACCCAAGGCCCGGTAGATAGCGGTAATGAACAAAGTGTAGGCGTTTTTTCTTTTTAGCGTCATCTTCGTACCAATTCTTGCGGATAGACAATATTTCACGAGACGATTTATCTATAGTTACTACATAGGGCCGTGCTAACTCATCAGAATCATCAAACCCCTCGGGCATGTTCATCGTGACATGCATTTCAAGGATCGTATGCCTATCGTCGTTTTCAAGAACTGCGCTTTCCCCGTCAAGTTCATCGTATTTCTCTTGTATATCGGAAAAATCAGGGGCCGGTGCGGGCAGCTCTACATCTCTATAGAACCCTGCCACTTGTAATTCTAGTATCTCGTTTTCCGTTTTCTTCATAACATGCGTGTAACGCGGGCATGTCATAAGGTCAGTTGCCCCGTAGGACACAACAAACTCTTCTGAAGGAACAAATACAGCGCAGGGCCTATCCATAAGAGGATCGTAGTATACTTTCTTGAACGCAGATCCTGCCAGCGGGAGCTTAAACAACATCTGCTCCATCTCATCGCGGTACTCTGTCATCTCCTCCGTCAAGAGGTAATTCATCTCGTTCTGCACACGCTCGGCTTGGTCAAACTTTTCTGGGGTCAGCTTGCCCATAATCTTACTTCTTACAGGGCCTGAAGCGGGGAACAGCTCCCCCATAGCCTGCGCTTGAAACCGTACAACAGCCTCAGTAAGCACGGGGTGAAACACCCCAGAAGCTCCTGCCCAAGGCTGTTGGCGCTCCTCAATCTTCATACCAAGAAGGTCTAAACCTTTTACATAAGCCCTAGCCCAATCAGAGCGTGACTCACGATCAGACTCAAAATCACTCACAAGCTCAGATGCCATAGCCTCAAGGTCTGCTTCGTCTATAGACTCAGCTAGGTTTGAATCGTGATCTTGTCCCATTAGTTGCTCTGACAAGCCACCTTCAAAATCAATTATAACCCCGCCATCTTCAGTCTCCATAGAAACAGCTTCGGGGTTTATAACTTCAATAGTAAGCTCTTCTTCAGATGGATTCTCTTCGATCTCTAAATCAGAAGGAACTAAAGGTTTTTCTACAGCCATGTGCGCTCCGTAAGCGGTGTGTGGACTTAACTTATCATTTTAATGTCCGATGGTCTAGTGTCGAGGTGCGCGACTTGGGGGAAGCCACCACACCCCGACTGGGCACTGGGAGATGCGCCCATCATTATCCTTTAACTTAGACCGGCTGTTGAAACAAATATTATATTCCTGTATTAA